AGTTAAGTCAGTTGTTTATGGATACGCTGCAGCATCTGCAGGTCGTTATCCAGCAGCAGCATCCAAGATTTCTGGAACTGGCTTGATTGCACCAACATTCTAAGTTAGATTTGCATAGGTTAGATATTTGAAAACTAACCTTTGCAATACTTAGAGTAATCTAAGGGAAGGGCAGGTCTTGCACCCCGACAGGACCTGCCACTTCTTAAGGAGTAATATGAAATTATTAAAGATTTTAAAAAAGAAAAAAGAAACAGCAACTGCTACTCCTAAGATGGAGAAAGCAATGTTACCTAAATTGGAGAAGAGGACAAAATGAGTCAACCTAACAATGTCTATACGACTTTGGCTGATGTAAGAAATAGCCTGCAGATTGAAGACAGCATTGATGATGCTGAAATTGAAGCAGCCATTCTTGCTGCAAGTCGTATGATTGATGACTATTGCCAAAGATTCTTCTATCAAGAAGGTTCATTAGCATTTCCTGCTACAAGATATTACACTGCTGTAAGCCCTTGGTATTTAGAAACAGATGATATTGTTCAAATAACAGAATTAGCATGTGATCCTGATTTTAACCAAAGTTATGCTCAGATTTGGAACACAACTACACCACCTTTAGATGTTATGTATGAGCCTGTAAATAATCCACAAAAAGGTTGGCCATATACAAGAGTATTGGCAATAGGATCATATGTATTCCCATATTTCTTTCCACAGACAGTAAGAATTTCAGGTATTTTTGGATTTCCAGAAGTACCATATGAAGTACAATTAGCCTGCAAATTACAAGCAGCAAGATTATTTATTAGAAAGCAATCTCCATTTGGAATTGCGGGATCAGTAGAATTAGGAACAGTAAGACTTAATTCAAGATTAGATCCAGATGTAGAGATGCTATTAAAGACATTTAGAAGAAATCAGGGGCTTGCTTACTAATGATTAAAATAAACCAAGTACGAGATGCATTAGGTAAAAACTTAAACACAATTACAGGTATAAGGATTTATGATACAATACCAGATGTAGTTGTTCCACCATGTGCTGTAGTTGGTCAATTAGATTTCACATTTGATGTTAACAATGCAAGAGGTCTTGATCAAGCATCTGTTGATATATTTGTGATTGTTCAGAGAATATCTGAAAGAGCAGGACAAGATAAACTTGATGAACTTTTGGCAGGTACAGGATCAAAATCCATTAAAACTGCCTTAGAGTCAGACAGAACATTAGGTGGACTTGTAGATACACTAAGAGTTATAAGTGCTGAAAGTGGTACTTATAATACTGGAGATCAAACATTTTTATCATATCGTTACAATGTAACAATTTGGGGCTAAGGAGAAATAATGGAATATACAGTAATAACTGAAAACAAGGTCTGTGATAAGGGTCTTGGAGAAAAGGTTACAGAACAAGAATTACTTGAGGCAGGAGCAAACATTGAAGCGCTTCTTGCAGCAGGTAGCGTAACACAATCAACACAAGTAAGACAGGCTCCAGAAGTGTCACAAGCACCAAAGGTGTCTGAATTTAAATCAACAAACAATGAAGGAGATAAATAACAATGGCTCGTTTAGTACTTACAGACGCAGTTGTTACACTAAATGCAACTGATATATCTGAATATGTCACAAGCGTCACATTAAATACACCAGAAGATGTTGTTGAAACTACTGCTATGTCAGCAGTTGGAGCAAGAACAAGAACTTCAGGTCTTAAAGATCACTCAATTACCCTTGAGTTGAACAATGACTTTGCTTCAGGAGCACTTGAGTCAGTTGTATCAGCAATTGGAATTGGAGAATTGGCTTCTCTAACTGTAAAGCCAACCTCTGCTGCAACATCAGCAACAAATCCAATCTACAAGGCAGATGGAACTGGAACTGGCGCTACAAAGGCTGGACAGGTTCTAATTTCTGAGTGGACACCACTTAATGGAGCAGTTGGCGAATTGGCTACTGTTTCTGTTACATGGCCTGTTAGCGGACAAATCGTAAAAGCGACTTCCTGATAACATGTCAGTTTTAGTCTTAAAAGATGTTCAAGTATTACTTGGACCATGTGCTGGAGGAAATGACTGTTTAAGCGGTCTACCTGCGTATGATGTGAGTCAATGGGTAACAAGCGTAACGCTTTCTACTACCCATGACCTTTTTGAGACTACCCAAGTTAACGATACTGCCAAAAAAAGAGTTCCAGGACTTGCTGATAACATCGTAACAGTTGAATTTAATCAGGATTTTGGATCAGGTATTACTGATTTAGAATATGTAATGAATCAACCAGGTGCATCAAGTTTAATTGGAACAATTGGTAGAATGTTAATTAGACCCAATAACGCTGCTACAAGTGCAGGAAATCCTCAATACTATTTTGAGGTGGTATTCTCAGAATGGCAACCACTTAGTGGAAGAGTTGGAGATATATCAACTGTACAAGTTACATGGCCAGTTAATGGTGTCATAAATAAATCATATTCATAAACCTTGAAGGGGCTAAATATAATGGATGGAATCAAAATCAAAGTCAAAACAACAGATGGACAAGAAGGAGTTTTTCCTTTAAGACCAAAAACAATTGTTGCTTTTGAAAATAAATTCAATAAGGGATTTGCTAAATTACTAAGCGAAGACCAAAAATTGGAACATATCTACTTTCTTGCATGGGGCGCTATGCGAGACAGTGGTAAGGTAGTAAAGCCATTTGGCGATGCATTTCTTGACACGCTTGAAGCGGTTGAGTTGGTGTCTGACCCAAATTCCGAATCCACAGAGACAGTCTAACATATACTGTAGCAATGATCTCTGTGGAGACGGGACTATCTCCAGTTGATTTGCTTGAAGCACCTGATGGTGTTTTAGAAGCAATAGTTATTTATCTCAAGGAGCGATCCAAGAATGCGGGCAGGAAATGATTAAGAATGAAATAGTGTTAACTGGTGTCAAAGAGACAATCAGAGATCTTAAGCAATTTGATAAAGATGCATTAAGAGAATTTAACAAAGTTATCAATTCTGAATTGCGTAGTGCTAAAATTGAAGCACAACAATCTGTTACGCAGGAGCCACCACTTAGTGGATGGAATACAAAGCCTGCCCGCAATCCTCGCACTCGTGGTGGTGCTGGATGGCCTGCTTGGGATCAATCTATAATTAGGGCTGGAATTTCATCCTCAAGGGCTGAAGGTAAAGTTAGAGGCGATTATACAACTTCTGTTGGTGCTCTTAAGAATAGATCTGCTGCTGGTGTTATCTATGAAGTTGCTGGTAGAAAAAATAAAACGGGTGGCAAAAAAGGATTTATTAGCAATCTAAGTAGAAGAGATACTCAGTTTATGCCATCAAGATTAGTCTGGAATGTAGTAGATAAGAATAGAAATAGGATTTCTAAAAATATTTATGATGCATTGGAAAAGGCTAAATCAAAATTACAAACAAGATTAAATTCAAGGAGTTGATAAAGTGTTTAATGCAGTAATTGCAAGAATCGCTTCTCAGTATTCTGACAAAGGAGTTAAGGCTGCTCAAAAAGACATAGCCAAACTTAATAACAAGTTTGATGCTATGGGTAAAAGATCAGTTCTTGCTGCCAATGCTGCTGCAAGTGCATTTGTCGCTTTATCTATCAAAATTGGAAAAGATGCAGTTAAAGCAGCAGTTGATGATGCTAAATCACAGGCATTACTTGCTAACACATTGCAAAATGTTACTGGTGCATCTGCTGAAACTATAAAGTCTGTAGAAGCACAAATAGCGGCTTTATCTGAAAGCACAGGAGTTCTTGATGACGAACTTCGTCCAAGTTTACAGCAATTTCTTTTATTAACTAAAGATATTTCAAAAGCACAATTCTTACAGGGCATTGCTGTAGAATTAGCAGCAGCAAAAGGCATAGATTTAGCAACTGCTACAGATATATTATCAAAGGCATATAGAGGCCAATTTAAAGGACTTCAAAATCTTGGTATTGCTTTAGATGAGAATATTATTAAAAATAAAGATGCTGCTGGTGCTCTTAAGGCTACAATGGATGCTACAAAAGGTGCATCTGCTGCAGCAAATAAATCAGACCCATTTAAAAAATTAAATAGAGATATTCAAGAATTATATGAATCATTAGGTACAGCATTATTACCAGTAATAGTAGATTTTGTAAGTTATTTAAGAACAAATCTTATTCCTGCAATTGAAGAATGGGTAAGAGTAAATAGAGCAGAAATACAAAGAAGCCTACAAGAAATAGCAGATAAAGTTACTGGATTTTTAAATTCAATAATAGAAGTTGACAAGATGTTGAGATCATTCAACTTAAGCCTTGTTAGTGTTGTTGGAGAAATTAGCAAGTTTCTTGCAGTTCTTAATTTAGTTATTGCTGGTGGTATTTTAAGAGGATTAATTACAGATTCTATTAAAATGGCTGGTGCAGTATCAATAATTGAAAAATCTACTGCTACAGGAAAGATACTTGCATTCTTTACAAGAATGGGTGCTGCTGGATCAGCACTTGCTCCATTAGCAACCAAGATTGCAGGTATTGGAACAGCACTTGCTGGATTTGCTAAAGGATCAACATTTGCAGCAAGAGCCTTTGGCCTTCTATTTAAAGTATTTAATGCTTTCTTTAAATTAAGTCCTCTTGGCAAAATAGTAGCATTATTTTATGGTGTTCAGTTACTCGCAAAAGGCTTCAATTGGCTTAAAGATAAAATTGGCGGTACTGATGAAGTAGTAAGAACCAAAGTAGTAGTTCCTATACAAAATGCTCAACAGGCTACTATTGATTATTTTAATGCTTGGACAGAAAGAACTGTACAGCAAAAGAAAGATGCAGAAATACTTGCACAAATTGCAAAAGACAAGGCTGCAGCAGATAAAAGAGCAGCACAAGATGCAAGAATAGCAGCAATTAAAGCAAATATTGCAAAGAAGTTTGGCGTTAAATTACTTGATGAAGAAACAAGGGCTGAAGTAGATGCTAAAGCAATTCTTTATAACCTTGAACGAGGCAGACAAAACGCTCAAGCAGAAATAATTAAGCAACAGTTAATTCTTAAGGAACTTAATAAGGCTGCTCTTGAAGAAGAAATTAAGTTAAGAGAGCGTCTAAAAGGTATTCTTGATGCCTATAGAGATGACCAAAAAGTTGATATTGTTGAATTAAATATTTTAGCAAAACTTTGGGGCACAACAACAGAGGCTGCTGCACTATATGTAGATCAAGTATTAGCAGTTGCTGATCAAAAAATAACTGATACTGAAATTAATAACCTTGCAGCAATGTGGGGCATATCTAAAGATCAAGCAGCAAAGTATTTAGATTTTGTTAAGGCTGTAAGTGATGGAAAGATTTCTGATGCAGAAATAAACAATCTTGCTTCTAAGTGGAATATGACCAAATTAGAAGTAATGAAGTATGCTGATTTTATTATAGCAGTTCAAGATCGTGATTTAAATGATGAAGAAGTACAAAGACTAAAAGATAAATGGGGCTTAACAAATGAACAAGTTGCTGCCTATATTCTTGGAATTGGTGCTCCAGTTAAATATCAAGGCACAATTCTTGATCCAGATTCAATTAAGAAATTAGAGGATGCATGGAATGCAGCACTTGCAGCATTAATTAAATATAAGAATGCATTAGGTAGTGGTTTTGGATCTTTGACACCAATAACACCTACAACTCCATCTACTTCAGCAGCAGATAAAGCCGCAGCAGATGCAGCAGCAGCAGCCGCTAAAGCAGCCGCAGATGCAGCAAAGGTATTAGCAGAATCTGAAGCAGCGATGAAAGATGCTATTGCAAAGCGATCAGCAGAAATAAAAGCAGCAAGTGGAAGAACATATTTAACTGATAGAGAAATGGATAGTATTTTAACTGCAGTTGGTTCTCCATATGCTCCATCAACAGCCACTACAAATGATGATAGAGAATCTGGAATTATTGAGGCATTGAGACAAGCAAGAATTGATGCATCTGCTGGAGTTCCATCTAACTTTGATGTTGGTTCATTTAGAATGGCAGAGGCAGCATCTATGGCTGGTTTTGGCTCAGTATCAAGAGGCGAATATGATGAAAGATTTAGATTCCAGTCATCTACTATGAATACTGCTTCTGGACTTAATAGTGGAAACCTAATAGCAGGCGGTAGCGTAAATGTTACTGTCAATGTATCAGGATCTGTAAGTTCAGAACAAGACTTAGTTACTGCAGTTAGAAATGGTCTATTGGCAACACAATATAATGGTAATGCTATAAACCTACAGGCGGTTTAAAATGACATTGCCAACATTACAGGTAGAAATTGATTTTTCAAATGGACCATCATTTGCATATCCTATTATTCTTGATAATGCTTCATATGGAATTTTAGGTGTAAATACTTTAGGTGATGTTCCAGCAGATATTGTTAATATTAGTGATATGGTTATGAAAGTATCTACTCGTAGAGGTCGTAACCGCATTCTTGCTAACTTTGAAGCGGGAACAGCAACAGTAGTATTAAATGATCCTAATTCAGACTTTAACCCATTTAATACATCATCACCATATTTTGGTAAATTGCTACCTTTGCGTAAAATAAGAATATTTGCAGTTACTCCATTAGATGGAGAGGATGTAGAAGTAACATTATTTGCAGGATATATAACATCTTACGATACTGGATTTTATCAAGGTGTAGATTCTACTTCTACAGTTACCTTGCAATGTGTAGATGGATTTAGACTTTTGTATAATGTTTCTACAGGTACCGCTCCAGTTCCAGGATGTATTGCAGATCAATTCTCTGGAGCAAGAGTAGAAGAATTATTAGATTTTGCTGGATGGCCAAGTTCTATGAGAGTTATCAGTCTTGGTAATTCTACATTGCAGGCAGATCCTGGTGGTAATAGGTCTATTTTACAGGCTATTCAAACAGTAGAGCAGTCAGAATTTGGTGCCTTTTTTATAGCAAGATCTGGAAAAGCCAGATTTTTAAGTCGTGATGAAATTTCATTATTAGCAGATACTACTCCAAGATTTTATTCAGATAATAATACTCCTGGATCTCTTCCATATGTAAATCTTGATCTTGCATATGACGATCAACTTATCTTAAATGATGTTACAGTTACAAGACTTGGTGGAACACCTCAAGAGGTTATAGATCAATTTAGTATTGATACATATTTTACTAAATCAGGTCAAAGAAATGATATACTTGTACAGACTGATCAAGAGGCTAACGACCAAGCAAGAACTTTACTCGCTTCCCGCAAAGATGCAGAAGTAAGAATTGATTCTATGACAGTTACCATAACTGGAGATACAGATGAAGATAGTGTTTTTATTAACCTAACATCAGATATCTATTCTCTTGTTTATATACTAAAAACAATGTCTGGAGGATCAACTGTTGCTCGTGAGTTATTTATTCAAGGTGTTCAACATGAAATTACTCCAAATAGTTGGAGTGTAAAACTACTAACAGCAGAACCAATTATTCAAGCATTTATTCTTGATTCAGCAAGTCAAGGTATCTTGAATTTAAACTCATTAACATACTAAAGGAGAAAAACAATGCCTACAGGCAGTCCAAACGCTGGTTATCTCACCTTTAACACAGGTGATGTTTTAACCGCAGCACAGGTACAATACAACCTGCAGAATCAGAGTATCATGTATTTTGCTTCTGCTGCAGCCAGAGACGCTGCCTTAACAGCAGGTGTTGTTCAAGAGGGCATGTTTGCCTACCTTGCTGATACTAACACAACAGTTTTTTATGATGGCAGTACATGGCAATCATTTGGAACTGGAGATGTTACAGGCCTAACAGCAGGTGCTGGTATTACAATTACCAATGCTTCTGGCCCTGTTCCAACTATTGCATTATCAACAAATCCTACTCTAACTTCTCCAAAAGAAGCCATAGATCTTGTAGGAACAGCATCAACTGGTACTGTAAATGTTGATGTTGTAACATCA